TCAGATATCACGTTCGTTGCTAGCGTGTTTACAGGAGCCCTGGCTACTTTTGGCTTGACCACTGGTAATACTAAAGATAAAGGTCCTGTAAACTGTCCTATGGCTAAGAAAAAAGAAGAATGAACAAATGGCTTTTACTCTTAATGCTGTTGACACCCTCAGTAGTGAGAGCAGAATTAGTGACCCCGAAATTTACTCAGGGTTCAATGAACTCCACCACGACAACGACCCAAGAGATAGTGGAAGAGATTACTACCACAACTTATGGATCTGCATACAACAAATGGTCTGGGGACAACATAACCCATACCTCCGCTACATCAGGCGGTATAGCCGACTCAGACTCGGTATTCAATATGACAACAGCTGGTTCCGACTTCACACTAGAAGTAGTAACAAGAGCTGCCAGTCAAGTGTTAGAAGTAACAGAAATCGAAAGAGAAATCGACACTACTTCTACCACGGTCTCATTATCAGTATTCTCACAATAGGAGGACCTAGTTATGCTAGTGAGGGAGAAACCAACAACACTTCAAACCCTGTGGCGGCGGCTACAGGAAACGTTACAAATCAAGCCGTCCAATTCCAGAATAATGGTGCCCCTTCGCGTCAAGTCATCGGGCCCAACATCTCGTGTAACGGCGCGACGATGACGTTCAGCCCATTCTATATGGGTAATCATACCACTCCTTTTGATGAACATATGGATCAAAAGAGCTATACAGTAGCTGAGAACTGGGGTGGTCAGATTAATTTTATGATCCCCCTAGATGGTTCTCTTATTGAACGCTGCAAAGCTGCAGCTTCTAGACAGATAGCTAAAATGGAACTTGACTATGAATTAGTTAGAGTACTCAAATGTGGAGAGCTTCAACAGAAAGGATTCATGTTAGTACCAGGTTCACGTGTATATCATATGTGTTCTGATGTGGTACCAATTGTAGGCTTTAAAAAGGCTATAAAGAAAGAACAAGACAAACAATGTAAACCTAAAAAGGAGTTTAGATTCCCATGGCAGAAAAAAAGGCAACTGTGTCCAAAGAAGTTCCAGAGAATAGACCCGCAACAGTTACTAAATCCGTTAGCAAGAGCTACGGTAAACAATCAATCAAAGCCACTCGTGGCACCCTAGATAAAATTTAACCCCCTAAAACAATGGTATTATTAATCAAGCCCATCCTTTTCGCCTTCTTGAAGTCAGATTCAGTTAAGCAATTAGTAGTAGATTTACTCACTGCTTATGTAAAACGTACTGATAACAAACTTGATGATAAGGCATTGGAAATTGTAAAAGACAAACTATTTAGTTAAAACCAATGAGCAGAATAGGCAGAGTAGCAGACGAATTTAAAATCCCAAAGGCTTTCTATCAGCTAGTTTGTACTGATAATGATCAAAGCGTAGCTATCCCATGGGGAGGCCGCTGTGTTTCTATCTATTGTAGAGATAAAGATGCTAGAATTAACTTCAATTCATCATCAGGTTCCAGTACTTATTTTATAGCAGCTGGACAGTCTATGGATTTCAAACTACCTTGGGTATATAATGAAGATGGTAATACCCATATTCATGGTAGAAATAACGCTTCTGGTCAAGAAGCTGTTTTAATGATAACTTCCTATTGGGAGAACACATGATGGCTACAACTTATAATGAAGATGGCTCAACAAGTAAATCTATAGCTGAAAGACAAGAAGCTAAAAAGGGGAAAAATGGTAAAAAGTGAACCACCTAATGTTAATTCACATAACGGAGTTGCTTGGGCCCCACCACCTAAAAAGAAGCAACAGAAAAAGAAATCAAAGAACCCTATACAGCAATTAAGGGATCGAAATAAGAAGTACGAAGATCTTATTAACCAAATGTAATGGAAAAAGTATCAGTAATCCCCAAAAAGGCTACTGAAGATAAGTTCAATGAGTTACATAACCTCGTTACTGAAGACTTTCTACGGAGAGTTAAAAGTGGCGAGGCCACAACTCAAGATTTAAAAGCTGCATGTGACTGGCTTAAGACAAATGATATTACTGGTATACCTCATGAAGGTAATGCATTAGATCAATTGGCTAAAGTTATTCCACAAGTAGATCCAAACTTAGTAAAAAGTAGACTCTATGGCAAAAACATCAACCGAGCAGTATCGTACTAACGCTAAATCTCGTGCTAAACATGTACGAGATAACAGCCCTGGGGGTAAATATGCTCATTCAAAACAATATAAAAGAGAACATGCCGCTGCAAGAGATAGCTTAAAGATCAAATCTCCTGGTGTCGATGCTTCTAAGCAACCTGATGGGTCTTATAAAGCAGAGAGTCGGAAGACTAACCGTGGAAGAGGCGGTAGGTTAAGGAGATAATATGGAAGAACAGCAATGGTGGACTCCAGGTACTTTTGATTCTAGACCACCTACTGGAGGAGAGCAATTAGGAGCATTAAAAGAGTTACTTATCCAAGGAGGTAGTAATGTACTTAATGCTTTAGAAGAATCAGATGAAACTATCTTTCCTGGTAGAAGAGATAGAATAAAAGGATGGGGTGAAGGAGCAGAGAATCTTACAACTAGATTCACTGGTAATGAAACAGCAGGGAAAGTAGTAGGTGCTTTAACCCAATTTGGAGGAGAAGTAGTTCATCCAGATACTATAGATCTTGCAGCAGGAGCTGCTACACTTATACCAGAACCTATTAGTACAGGATCAGGTATTGTTGGTTTAGCAGGTAATGTAGTAAGAAAAACTAAACGAGCTGTTCCTGATTTAGTACGAGCTGTTGAGGATGCATTTAATCCAGCACTTAAAATCCGTAAAGGAGCATATGTCCTACAAGGTGCGGATGGGTCTCAAACAGTTGTTAGAGATTCTAATGGTCTTGTAAATAATGTATTCTATAGTACTACTCAAGGTGGAGGTGGTAATGTATTCAGACATTCTATCAAAGGTAAAATTAATCGAGGTATATATAAACAATTATTTACTCAAGATCCTAAATTAATTGACCAAGCAGAAATAGTTATAAAAAATTTAGATGAATTCCGTACAAGTAAGGGAACTAGTCAAGATTTTACTAAATGGAATGCTAATAGACCTACAACTGGTTTTAAAGGTAATCGTACTGTAAAATATACTAATGCTGCTGGTGAACCTAGTGAAATAGGCTTCCGTTGGAGTGTTTCTAAAAATACTTATGTACCATATGATGTATTAGCCAGAGAAGCAACTATTCTTAAAAGATTTAATTGGAATGTAAATAGATCTTCTAAAGCTGCTCAATATGCTAATAAATTATACGGTAATGCTAGAGAAGCTAATAAGCAATTAATACAAGTATTGAGAAAATTAAGAGATGATAACCCTCAACGTTATTGGGATATCATGGGTGATACAAGGCGTTATGCAGATAAAAAAGGTATTATCTATGTAGAACATATCCATGCTCAAAATTCACCAATATGGCAATACGGTAAGTTAAGATACAAACCTAGAGATACTGCTAATTTAATGATTGTCAAGAATGATACCTTTGGTAAATTAAAGACAGCTATAGAGAAGCATATCTATGATAATAAGAGCTACCCATTCTATAGACAGCATGTTTTAGATTATGATAGAAAACGTGATGTTTTGGTACTTAAAAGATTAAATAGAGAGAATGGTAGATTAACTTGGGTAGGTGATATTGAGGCAATTACTAATCCAAGAGATTGGAAAGGTGCATTAGAAAGAGCAAATGCTGGCCATCAAATTGGAAAAGGGCCGCTAGGTGAGATACGTCAAATAGAAGTTGCTCAACCAGATTTACCACCTGAAGTAGATGTACAACATGATATTACAGGTTATCAAGATCCTAGATGGCCTAAGCAATGAATACCTTAACTGCCTTACAACAAGACTTTAAACTATTCCTACAAGCACTATGGTCCCAACTTGACTTACCTAGCCCAACACGAGCACAGTACTCAATTGCTGACTACTTACAGAATGGTCCAAAGCGTCTCCAGATCCAAGCCTTCCGTGGTGTTGGTAAATCTTGGATTACTGGAGCGTTTGTATTAT